CAGGGCCGTCGCTCCCAGGCGGAGCCGCAGAACCGGAATGAGCCGCTGGCACCGGGCAGCCGGCAGGTCCCGGCGCAGGCGCGCAACCAGGATCCGCGCTGGGGCTTTCGCAGCTTCGGCGAGTTCGCGGTGACGGTGCGGGCCGCGGGCGGCGACGCTCCGAATGAGACCGCCTTCAACCGGCTGCAGAACGCCCTCACCACTTATGGCAACGAGGGCACCGGCGCCGACGGCGGATTCCTGGTCCCGCCGGAGTTCCGTCGCGAAATCGCGCAGAAGGTGATGGGGGAAGAATCCCTCTTGTCCCGCACCGATCGGCAAGTCGTGTCGGGCAACTCCATGACTTTCCCGATGGACGAGACCACGCCGTGGGGCAGCAACGGCATCCAGGCGTACTGGGAGGGCGAGGGCAAGCAGAAGCAGCAGTCCAAGCCGGAACTCGGCACCAACCAGGTTCGGCTCAGCAAGCTTATCGCGCTCGTGCCGGTGACTGACGAGCTGCTGGAGGATGCGCCGGCCATCGACGGCTATCTCCGCAAGAAGGTGCCGGAGGTGATGACGTCCAAGATCAACACGGCGATCATCCGCGGCACCGGTGTCGGCCAGCCGCTCGGCATCCTGAACTCGCCGGGGCGCGTCACCGTCCCGAAATCGACGCTCGACAGCCCCTCGCAACCCGCCGACTCCGTGTGGTTCGAGAACATCACCGCGATGTATTCGCGGATGTATGCGCCGTCACTGCCGCGCTCGGTCTGGATCATCAACCAGTCCATCCTGCCCAGCCTGTTGACGATGAAGTTCGACACGCAGGGCGACGTGGCGATCCCGGTCTATCTCCCGGCGAACGGCGCAGCCGGCGCGCCATACGGCACACTGATGGGTCGGCCGATCGTCCCGGTCGAGGCGGCATCGCTGGTCGGCGATGAGGGCGACATCATCTTCGGCGATCTGAGCGAGTACCTGACCATCACAAAAGGGCAGGACATCAAGACCGATATCTCGATTCACCTGTTCTTTGACTACGACGTGACCGCCTTCCGGTTCGTGTTCCGGGTTGCCGGCCAGCCGTGGTCCAAGGCCGCGATCACGCCGCAGCAGCCCGGCGCGCCGACGTACGGCCGCTTCATCACCGTCGCCGATCGCGCTTAACAGCGCGAAATCGAGGCGACCCCCGTTCGACACAGCGCCCGGCCCGAACAGGGCCGGGCCAACTCCCGAAAGGATCTCTTCCATGAACAAGCAATTCGCCGAGAAGGTGAACATCGTTCACGGCTTCCAGCCGATCGATATGGGCAGCGGCGCCAATGCCGGCGACTGGGTATCGCTCAAGAACCACTTTCGCTGCGCCATCATCCTGATCAAGGAGCCGGGTGACGCCGGCAACGATCCGGTCATCACGCTGCTGCAAGCGAAGACGGTCGCGGGCGGCAGTTCGAAGGCGCTCAACATAACGCGCGTGGACAAGAAACAGGCTGCCACCGATCTCTCCGCGGTCGGATCCTACACCACGTCCACCGTGCAGGCGCCTGCGCCTGGAGACACCTTCAACGCCAACACCTGGACGAACAGCGATCTCGCCGAGCAGTCGGCGGTCGTGGTCATCGACATCAAGGCCGAAGACCTGGACATCGACGACGGCTTCGACTGCATCCAGGCAAGCATCGCCGACACCGGATCGGCGGGGCAGCTGGGCACGCTCTTCTATGCACTGCACGACGCGCGGCATGAGGGGGGCAACCTCTCGTCCATCGTCGATTAAGTATCCGGCGGCGGGGCGAGCGAGCCCCGCCGCTCAGTTTCCTGAAGAAATCGCAGCAGGAGCCTGACAATGCCCAAGATCACCTTCACCGAAACCCGCACCGTCAACGACGGCAAGGGCACTGGCCAGACCTTCGAGGCGGGTCGGACGTATGATCTCAGCGAGGCATCGTGCGAGCGCTGGGTCAGGCGCCGTGCGGCCACCTACGCCGGCGAGCCAACCACGAAGCGGCGCGAGACGACCGTCGAGGCCACGATCGAACCGCGCAAGGAAGTCCAGATCCCCGACAACTGGCGCGAACTGGAGTGGAACGAGCTTCGAGCACTCGCCAAGGAGCTCGATCCGGAGATCCGGACCAAGGAGGACGCGCTTGCCGCGGTGGAGCTCGAGATAGCGAAGCGTCAGGCGCTGTGAACCGCACAGCCTGGGAAGACGAGTTCTGGACGCCAGAACTGGACTTCCTCGGCAAGACGGTTCTGGTCTTGGGCGGCGGCCCTGGCCTCACGCCGGCCGTCGTCTCCAAGCTGCATGGTCGCCACTGCATCGCGGTCAACTCGTCTTATCTGATCGCGCCGCCCGACGCGCTGCTTTTCTTCACGGACAATGGATGGTTTGAGGGGCACACCGATGCCGTGAACGCCTGGCGCGGCAGGGTCGTGACGCAATCGAGGGCCTCAAAACGATCGTTGCCGAGCTTGTTGCGGGTCGGGAGCGAGGCCGGGCGACGCTTTCCGCCCGCCGGAAGCCCCCGCATCCTGCAGGGCAAGTCCACCGGGCAAACCGCCATCGCCTTGGCAATCGCCATGGGGGCCTCGACCGTCATCCTCCTCGGCTTTGATATGCAGGTCGTGGGCGGCCGCGAACATCACCATGACGATTATTTGGCTGTGACGCGAACGCAGCGTCGCGGCGATCCAATGGTTTACCAGCGTCAGTTTCTTCCAGCCTTCGAGGGTTGGGATGCCATGGCACGTCGCGCCGGTGTTGTTGTTCTCAACGCGACGCCAGGCAGTGCTTTGAAGGAGTTTCCAATGGTGGTCCCCGAGGCCGTGCTGTGCTGACCGTCATCACGCCGGCGACGAGCTTCGACCTGACGACCGTCGAGGCGGTGAAGGCCGAGATCGCAATCAAAAACGATGCGCTGCTGGCCACCATGATTACGCAGGCAAGTACGGCAATTGCCGACTACTGCGGAATGGTGCTCGTCCAAGAGACGGTCGAAGAGACCTTGCGGCTCGATCCTGGATTGCAGCAAATCGCCCTGAGGCGTCGCCCGGTTGCCTCCGTCACGAACATATCGGAGGACGGCACGGCTCTTACTGCGGATGAATATCAGATCGACAAGGAGGCGGGTCTGCTCCTGCGCCTTTGCAATGACCGCGGTATCTTCTGGCCATCTGGAAAGACCGTAGTCCGCTACGTCGCCGGATACGCCGCTGGCGCAATCCCGGCGCCGCTGCAGCGCGCCGCGATCGAGCTGGTCAAGGCGTGGTGGGCGGCCAAGGATGTCGATCCGACGGTCCGCGATGTCGAATACAGCGACGGGTCCAGCATTGCCTATCAGGTCAATCGGCCATCCCTCCCTCCGATCGTTGCCGATCTGTTGGCGCCGTACGTGAGCTTCCGGCTGGCTTAGTGGCATGGACTTCGCCCCACACATGGCCAGGCTGTTTCACCTCCGGGGCCGCGCGTCGAGCTACCTGGCACCCGGTATCGGAGCTCGGCCGGTCGAGTTTCAGGCCATTCGCCAGGGTGGCGGCCAGCGGATCATGCTAGGCCCCATCAAAGTCTCGCCTGAAAAGACCCTCTTCCATGTCCTGCGGTCCGAGCTCGCCGAGCCGGAGCCTGGCGCCGCGCTCGAATGGGATGGCGAGTGCTTCACGATCGACGCGGTGCAACCGGTCGAGCGGGACGCCGACGGCCTCATGTGGGAGCTCGATTGCTCCTGGGGCCTCGACATAGTGCTCCGGAGCGCGATCGGTTCGGGCACCAACCAGTCGCCGCCGCAGGGGAGCGGGTTCACGATCGCCGCGGCCGCTCTGGGTGGCTCGGGCTCCGTTGCGATCAAGGCAGGCTTCACGGTCGGCAAGCTGGTCGCGGGCGACAAGTTCACCATCGCCGGTGACGCGACGGCATACACCGTCACGGGCCCCGGCGTCGCCGCGGCAAGCAACCAGTTCGGGGCCGTTCCGATCACGCCGGCTCTGGCCGTCAATGCCGCTCTCGGGGCCGCGGTGACATTCGATTTCGCGCGCGATTACGTACTTCGCGCTGCAATCGCGAACTACACGCAGGACGAATACGCGGGCACGGTCCAGATGGGAGACCGGCGGATCGTGGCGTTGCAGTCTGCGCTTGATCAAGCCGGCATGACCGACGCGCCAAAGGCGGGCGACCGAGTCACGCTCGAAAACCAGACCTTCAGCACGGTTTCGGCCATGGCGACGTATCAGGCGGGCGAGCCCTACGCCTGGGAACTGCAGCTGCGCCGCGGGTGAGGCGTGGCGGGGCGAAAGCCGTGGGCTGTTCCGCGCCTCTGGCCCGGGTCAAGCATCGTCATCCTCGCCGGCGGCCCGAGCCTCGGCACCGCCGACATAGCCGCCGTCGCCGGCGCGCAGATGCTGGGGCGATGCAAGGTGATCGCGGTCAATAGCACATGGCGCGTCTTTCCGGCCCACGATGTGCTTTACGGCGGCGACTGCGCTTGGTGGAACGCCAACCCCGACGCTCTGGCGCGGCCGGGCTTCAAGATTGGCTGCAGCCAGATCGGCGCCGAGCGGTGGCCACCGGAGGTGAACAAGCTCAACCACCGGGTCAACGAGGGGATCGAGACAGACCCGCGATTTATCGGCACTGGCACGAACAGCGGCCATCAGGCGCTGAATGTCGCCGTGCATCTCGGTGCCGCGCGGGTCTTGCTTCTCGGGTTCGATTTCGGGCCAGGGCAGGGCGGCAGGCTTCACCACCACCGGGACCATAGGCCGCCCCTTGGCAACCCGACGCCGGGCAGCTTCGCGCGCTGGCTCAGAATGATCGAGACGACGGTCGAGCCACTGCGACGCCTTGGAATCGACGTCGTGAACTCCAGCCGGGAGACCGCGATCACCTGCTTCCGGCGCGGCGACGTCTGGGAGGAGCTGTTCGGCTCATGACGACACAGCCCTTCGGCCGCATCGTCGAACTCGGCACGTTCCTGAAAGCCGACCTCGAGAAGCTGACGGCCGAGGAAGTGAAGCGGGCGCATATCACGGTGGCGCGCCAGCTCAAGGCCGAAGTGATTGCCGATGCGCCGGTCCGGCCTGGCGTCACGACCATCGTGGACGGCCGCGAGGGCGCCACCGAGGAAGCCGTTCGGCCGTTCGGCGTGATTGCCTACCGGTTTCAGTATTGGGGCGAGATCATTCGGGCCACGATCGATTTCGCGCGCTCGATCTCGCCGGTGCTGACCGGACTATACCGTGATTCCTGGTTCGCGCTGGCCGATGGAGTGCTTGTTTCCGATCTCGACAATCCGCCCGAGGCCTCGGAATACATCGTCACCAACGACCAACCCTACGCTCGGATCGTCGAAGTCGGCCGCAAGGGGAAGAAGTTCCGCGCCGGCAACTTCGTCGCGCAGAAGACAGCGGTCGCGATGCGTGGGCGGTTCGGCAACTCGGTCCAAACATCGGTCCGCTTTCTCGATCTGACGGGCTCCGGCTCTGGCCGGGCGGCGCCGGTGCCCTGGATCACGAAGCGCGGCCAGGCCGTCACCTATCCCTCGATCGTGTTGAGGCCGCTTTAGATGATCGTCGAAGCCAGGGCAGCACTTCGCCAGCGCGCCGATACATGGACCGAATGCATGATCGGTCACTTCGGTGAGGCCTTCGAGTCGCCAGACAAAGCGCCATGGATACTGCTGCGGCGCGACATGATCCCGGCTTCGACGTCATCGATCTATGGCAGCACCGGCAAACGCGTCGTCCAGGATGTCGGCCAAGTTGAGGCGGAACTGTTCTGGCCCGCGCACGCTGGCGACGACGACGCATACGCCATGGCCGAAAGGTTCGCCGCGCTGTTTCACCAACAGAAGATCGGCCCTGCACAAACCGGCGCGCGGAACATCGCGCCCATAGCGCCCGGCGATGACGCCGGGGCTTGGATCAGGATCGATATCTCGATCCCGTTCTCCGTTTCATACTTCGCCTAACCCAAGGAGGCTCCCGCCATGCCCACGCTCGCCCAAACCGCCGCCGGTTCCAAGCTCTACATCGGCGGCTCCAATCCGACCGCCGACCCCAACGACCTCACGGCCGAAACGGCCTGGACCGAGGTCGGCGAGGTCACCAACATTCCGGAGTTCGGCCTTTCGTTTGGCAAGATCGAGCATAAGCCGCTCGCCGACCGCGCCACGTACAAGTTCAAGGGCAGCTTCGACGGCGGCAATGTGCAGCTCGACATGGCGGATGCACCGTCCGATGCCGGCCAGGCCGCCATGATCGCTGCGCTCGACGACGACGGCTCCTTCAACTTCAAGGTCGAGTTCAACGACCAGCCGGCCGGCGCCTCGGCCCACCCGACCCGGATCCTGTTCATGGGCAAGGTCTTCTCGTACCGGACCAACGTCGGCACCACGGAGGGCATCATCGCTGCGCGGTCGCTGATCGAGATCGACGGCAAGCCGCTCCGCCAGGCGGCGGCGACGTCGTAACGGGAGGCGGTATGGTGAATGATCTCACGGTCCCGGAGGTCGAGATCGACCTGTCCGGCGAGACCTTCGTTCTAAAGCCGACGCTCGGCGCCGCGATCGGCATCAACGCCGCGTTCGGCGGCATCTTCCCGGCCGGCCAGCGCGCCATGTCCGGCGATATCGCGGCGATCGCGGTCATCATCCGCCACGGCGCGGGCCTGGAGCAGAAGGCCGAGCGCGAACTGGTCGAGAAGGTGTTCCGAGCCGGCGTGCCGGAGGTGTCCGCGCGCGCGATGCGGTTCATCGGCATCCTGATGAACGGCGGCAAGGCGGAGAAGGAAGCGGCGCCGGGGGAAGCGGGGCCGAGCGGTCCGGCCCAAAGCTGACCGTCTCGGAATTTCTGAAATATCTCTACTTGCTCGCGACGGGCGTCCTCGGGCTGACCCGTGAGCAGGCACTCGCCGAGCCGATGAGCATGATCGAAGAGCCGGCCCACGCCCGCGCGCTGCTGCACGCCGACCCATCTCAGGTGCTTAACGCAGCCGTACTGCTTGGCAAAACGGTGAAGCCGAAGCTGACCGGGCACGAGCTCGCCAAGGCGCAGCTCGCCGCCTGGGATGCCGTGATCCCTGCGATGGGCCGCAAAGGGTCAAGGCCAAAGCGGAGACGATAGATGGCCTTGGGCGACGCACAGCGCATCTACCAGCTGATCATAGACGCGGGCGGCTCCAAGGCCGGCGCCGAGATGTTCAAGCGCGCTGCCGAGCAGATCGAGGCGTCGTCGCGGGTTGCGGCTGCCCAAACGCAGAAGCTCACCGACAGCGTCGCCGCATCCGACAAGGAATGGGCGCGGATGCAAGGCCGCCTCGATCCAATCGGCGCGGCACAGCGCCGCATGGCAGCCGAGATCGCGGTTGTCGAGCGCCGGTTCGCCGCCCAACGGATCACGACCGACGAGGCGGGGGCGGCACTTCAGCGGATCACGCAGCGGTACGAGGCTGCCGTTGAGCGCGCGCGCATGTTCGGGCAGACGGCTGCCGGCGGCACCGCCTCCTATCGCAGCTTTGGTTCCGTCGTGCAGCAGGCCGGCTTCCAGGTCGGTGACTTCGCGGTGCAGGTTGCATCCGGCCAGGGCGTCCTGCGGCCCTTCATCCAGCAGGGCACCCAGCTCATCAGCATGTTCGGGCCGTGGGGCGCCGTGGTCGGCGCCGCGGGCGCCGTAGTCGGCGCGCTGGCGACGTCGCTCATGGGTGCGAGCGATGCCGCCGATGAGGCGGAAGACAGCGTCAAACTATACGCGGATGCGCTTGAAGCGGCGGAGAAGATCACCGATGCCCTGAAGGGATCAACCGACAGGAACATCGAGTCCTTGCAGTCGGAGCGCCGCTATCGGATCGAACTGACCGAAGCGGAAATTGCAGCAACCGAGGCGAAGATCGCCTTGGTCCGAGCCTCAGTCGCTGCGGAAGCTGTCCAGCAGTCGCCGGACGACATCGGCCGGGCGCTCGACAATGTCGAGAACGTGGTGCGCAGCAAGACTGCTGAACTGCAAAAGCTGCTCGACGGCTATGACGTCATCGAAAACGGCGTCAAGACGCGGGTGTATGGCCTGAAGGAACGCCTCGCTGAACTCAAATTCGGCCCGGAGGATATGGACCCGTTCGCGCGGATGGGTTCGGACAACACGTCCGGCGGTGGCGGCGGGAGCACTATCACCAAGACGCTCGGCGACATTACCGCCGCGATGGAGGAGGAAAACAGCGTCCTCGCCCTGAGCAAAACTAGGCGCGAAGAGGCCGCCATCATCGATCGCCGCCTTGCTGAGATTGGCAAGGATCGGACCACCGCGACGAAAGAAGAGCTCGCCGCCATCACCGAATTGGCGAAGGCGCAAGTCGCTCTGAACGAGGCGAATAAGAAATCCGAGCAGTCGCAGCGGCAATCCGTTGAGAACGCCAGAGCCAACGCAGCCGTTTTAGCCGGTCTGAAGAAACAGTACGATGATCTGACCAAAGCACCGCTTCAGGTGCGTGCTGAGAATCTATTTAAGCTTCCGACGCCGGCTGATCTCGCCGCAGCCGAGGAACTGCTGAAGAAATTCGACGAGTTCAAGAACCAGCAGGCAGCCGACAAGGCCTTCAACCAGGAAATCAATCAGATCATCGCGGAAGGGACGCGAGCAGTTGAGCAGCGCCAGAAGTGGCAGATCGACTCTCTCCAGGCCCAGGAAAGCCAGATCGCACTTCTGAGGCAGGAACTGGCACTCCGCGGCGCCAACGACAACGAGCGCGACGCCGCCCTGGCGCGTCTCAAGGCCGAGCAGGAGATCCACGAGCGGTTCGGCACGACGCTGGACGAGAACGCGCGGCGGTATATCGAGAACGCCGAAGCGATCGTCGAGATGAACCAGCAGCTGCAAAAGCAGCGCGCCGTCGCCGCCGTGCTGCCGCAGTTCTTTGATCAAGCTTTTGACCGGATCGGTTCCGCCATCACGCAGGCGATGGCGACCGGCGAGATCGCGATGGTGAATCTCCTGGACGTCGGCCGGAGCATCGTCTCGGAGCTGATCCAGGAGTTCATCAAGCTCGCGGCGATCAATCCGCTCAAGAACTGGATCAGTGGCAGCGACGCACTTCCTACATTCACGAGCGTGGTCAGCAACTTGATGGGCGGCTTGTTCAACACCGGGGGCCTCGGTTCGGCTGGCGCCCCGATGAACATGACGGGGAGCAGTTGGAATTTCCGTGACGGCGGCGTGATGGGTTCGGCGGGTCCGGTGCCTCTCCGTCGCTACGCTGCCGGCGGTGTCGCGGACCGACCTCAGTTGGCGATGTTCGGCGAAGGCTCAGTTCCGGAAGCCTATGTGCCACTCGCGGACGGAAGATCAATCCCGGTGACGTTGCGGCTGCCGGAAGGCGGCGCTTCGGGCGGCACTGTGGTCAACAATATCAACGTAGAAGTCAACGCAGCCGGCGGCACGGAATCACAGAACCGCGATCTTGGCGAGCAAACCGCCGGAGCCATCGACCGCATGCTCGATGAAAGAATAGATCGCAGGCTCGCTCACCATCGGCGCACCGGCAACATGTTCGCGCCGGGCCGGGGCTTCTGATGGCGACGCCAACGTTCGTGCCGCCGTATGAGCCGGATACTCAGTCCGCGTCGCCCAACCAACCACGGATCAATGAGGCGAACTTCGGCGATGGGTATTCCCAGCGCACGCGGGACGGCCTCAATGCGCGCCAGGACAAGCCGACTTGGCATTGGTCGGCGCTCAGCGTTGCCGAATATGAAGCGATGGATGCTTTCTTTGGCGCGTTGGGCGGCGCGGATCCCTTCTGGTGGACGCCGCCGGATGAGGCGATGCCGAAGAAGTTCGTCTGCAAGAAATGGGACAAAGGCTTTCCGGCGGGTGGGCGCCGCAGCCTAACAGCGACGTTCGAACAAGTCTTCGACCCGGGCGACTAGATGGCCGACCTTGCGGAAGTGGTGCAGTCGCCATCGCCGGGCGCACTCGTCATCCTTTATCAGCTCGACCTGACGATCTTCGGCGGACCGATCCATTACTGGTCAACGACGCCGCTGCCTGACGGGTCGAGCCCGTCCTACGACGGTCAGGTCTATGACGTGCCTGCGGCGCCGGTCTTCACCGAGGGTTTCGAGCGATCGACCCAGGGCGCGCCGGCGCGGCCGACACTTCGGATTGGTGCTGGCGGCAATGCGGCGGCGGCGCTGATGCAGCAATACGAGGATCTGGTCGGCGCCACGCTGCGGCGCATCCGGACCTTCGACATCTTCCTCGACGGCGGTCCGAGCCAGGACGGAACCCAGCATTTCCCGCCGGACGTCTATCGGGTCGCGCGGAAAGTCGCCGACAACAAGGTCTATGTCGAGTGGGAGCTCCGCGCCTCGATCGACCTTGAAGGCGTGATGCTGCCAAAGCGCCAGCTCGTCCGCTTCTGCCAGGCGCGATATCGGGTCTGGAACCCGGAGACAGAGACCTTCGACTACGACACGACGGACGCGGCGTGTCCGTATACCGGCGACGCCTATTTCGACGAGTTCGACCAGCCGACCACGGCCGAAAACGACCGGCCGTCGAAGAACCTCGATTGCTGCAAGCTGCGGTTCGGCGAGACGGCGGTGTTGCCGTTCATGGGATTCCCGGCGGCGGCGCGGACCAGATAGGGAGATCGAAATGGGCAAATACATCCCGGGTATTGTCGAGATGACACCAGACGAGGCGGTCGAGTTTGTCGCCAAGGCCGCGGCGGCGATCGATGCTCGCCTCCATGGGGGACAATCAAGCGGGCCGCGGCAGAAGATGATCTCGGAAGAGATCTGGAGCCAGCTCCGCGCGCACGACCGCCGTACCAAAGAGCACGCAGTGTCGCTGGTCACATGGAATGACCCGGTGAGCCGGGCATAACATGTTCTCGCCCCAGATCATCGCCGAAGCGCAGGCACAGGGCCTGGCCGAGTTCCCGAAGGAAGCCGTCGGCCTGGTGCTCGAGGACGGCGACGGCTACCGATATCTCCCCGTCGAGAACGTCGCCGCCGATCCGACCAAGCACTTCGCGATCGATCCCGCCGTGCAGGAGCAGCATTTCGGCGAGATCGCCGCGGTCATTCACTCGCATCCGAACGGCTGGCCGGTGCCGAGCGAGGCCGACATGGCGCAGCAGCAGGCCATGCTGGTCCCCTGGGGCATCTATGCGACGGACGGCACGCGGTTCACCCCGCCGACCTGGTTTGGCCACGGCACGAAGCTCAGCGCGCCGAAGGGACCGCTGATCGGCCGGGGCTTCATTCATGGTTGGCAGGACTGTCTGTCGCTGATCATCGATTGGCATGCCGAGTTCGGCGTCGCGCTGCCGGACCATCCGCGCGACTGGGAGTGGTGGTTGCCGGGCAAGAATGGCGAGCCTCCGCAAGACTTCTACCGGGATCTCTATGAGCCATTCGGCTTCGAGCTGATCGAAGGGCCGGCCCCGGGCGCGACCTTCTTCGCGGCGCTGGGCTACGACGACAACCGGCGCCCGATCGACCGTCCGAACCACGGCGGGATCTACCTGGGGAATGGCCTGATCCTGCACCACCGCGGTTCCGAGAAGGCGATAGACCCCGCGAGACTTTCGGCGCGCCAGCCGCTCGGCCGCTGGACCCGCTTTTTCAACGGCCCGATCACCTGGGTCCGGCACAAAGACCTGCCGGACTCACTGCCGACCTGAAGGCACGCATGTACCGCACCATCCACCTTCACGGCGCCGCGGCGATCCAGTTCGGCGGACCATACCGCTTCAAGTGCGACACGCCGCGGGAGGCATTCCGCGCCCTGTTCCGCCTGAAGCCCGGATTCGCCCAGTTCGTCGAGCAGGCGGACTGGCGCATTGTGCGAGGGCCGATCGGACGCGGCATCGACGCCGACGAGAGCATGTTCGGTCTGCGCTTTGGCAATGTGACGGAGATGCACATGATCCCCGTCATCGCCGGCGCGGCGCGCGGCAAGGGCATCGGCAAAATCGTCGCAGGCGTTGCGATCGCAGTTGCGGCCGTGGTGCTGGCGGTCCCTACGGGGGGCGCATCGGTCGCAGCGACGGGCGCAGCCGCGGGCGCAGCCGCCGGCGCAGCCACAGGCCTTGGCACGGTCGCATTTGCGGGCATCACTTACGCGAACATCCTGATGGCCGGCGTTGCGATGGCGCTGGGCGGCGTCGCGCAGCTGCTCGCCCCGAACCCGAAGGTTGGCGGCTACGAGCACAACGACCACCCGGAAAACCGCCCTTCATTCCTGTTTTCCGGGCCGGTGAACACGTCGGCCGAGGGCTCGGTTATCCCGATCGTCTACGGCAAGCGTGTCCGCTGCGGCTCCGTGGTCGGCGCCGCCGGCATCTACGTCGAAGACATCCCGGTCTAGGCAATGGGCATCGTCCAGCCAAAGCACGCACCGAAGCAGTTCGGGGCGCGCAGCCCCATTGCCGGCGCGAAGGGCGGCGGCAAAGGCGGCGGCAAGTCGAAGTCGCCCAAGGAAGTTGCCGATCAGCTCGCGTCCCGCGAGATCGCGCGCGTCATGGAGATCGTAGGCGAAGGGCCGATGGGCGGTCCGATCGAGGAAGACGCGCTCAAGTCCTTCTATTTCGACGAGACGCCGGCCAGGAACGCCGACGGCACCGACAACTTCTCCGGCGTGACACTCGACGTTCGGCTCGGCGAGCCGGATCAGCTGCACGTCGGCGGCATCACATCGATCGAGTCCGAAGTCACGGTCGGCGTCGAGGCCACCCACGAATCCCCCGTCGTGCGCGAGATCGCGGATGCGACCCTCGACGGGATCCGGGCCAAGATCCGCGTGCCGGCGCTCCAAGCGATCGATTCCAGCGGTGATCTGCAAGGAGCGATCGTGCAGTACGCGATCGACCGGCAGGCGAACGGCGGATCCTGGCAAGAGATCTGGAACGTCACGCTCAACAGCAAGTTCTCGTCGCCCTACGAACGGCAATACCGAGTCGATCTCCCGCCGGGCGGCTTTCCCTACCTGGTCAGGTTCCGACGGATTTCCGAGGACAGCCCGACCCAGCGGGTCCAGAAGGAAACGTTCTGGGCCAGCTACACCAACCTGATCGATGCCAAGCTCTCCTATCCGAACGTTGCCTATGTCCAGGACACGGTGAACGCGGAGGAGTTCGGCGGCGACATTCCGGCCCGGGCGAGCGACTGGCGCGGCATCGTGGTGCCCCTGCCGACGAACTACGACCCCGAGACGCGGGAATATGCGACGTCGGGCCCCGGCACCACCGGCGGCGTCTGGGATCTCAGCTTCACCCCCGGCGTTTCGGACAACCCGGCCTGGCTGATGCGCGAGGTGTGCGTCAACAAGCGGTGGGGTGCCGGCGACGAGATCGACGAGGCCGCCGTCGATATCGTCGGGCTCTACGAGATCGCGCAGTTCAACGACGAGCTCGTACCCGACGGCCGCGGCGGGATGGAGCCGCGCTATACCTTCAATGGCGTGGTCAACACGCGCCAGCGCGCCTACGACCTCATCACGTCGATCGCGGCTTCTTGCGGCTGCCTCTGCTATTGGGGCCCGGGCGCCGTCATCTTTGTCCAGGACCGACCGCAGGACATCGAGGACGTGTTTACGCCGGCCAACGTGATCGGCGGCACGTTCAACTACGAGACCAGCGGCGACCTGACCCGGCCGACCGTCGCGCTGGTCACGTACAGCGATACGTCCGACGGCTTCAGGCCGCGGATCGCCTATGCGGAGAAGGCCGACAAGATCATCCGCCACGGCTGGCGGCCGCTCGAAATCGCGCCTCTCGGCTGCGCTTCGGAAGGCCAGGCGATGCGGATCGGCAAGCTGGCGCTGGAAGCCGCTTGGAACGAAACCGAGATGGTCAGCTTCTCGGTCTCGTTCCAGAACGCGCTGCTGGCACCGGGCCAGATCATCGGCATTTCCGATCCGACCAAGGTTGGGGCCCGGTTCGGCGGCCGCATACTCGGGGTCAGCGAAACCGAGCTCACGCTCGACGCACCGATCGAGCTCGAGGCCGGAGAGACTTACTTCATCACGGTGATCCTGCCGGATGGGAAGCCGGTCACGAAGACGATCGCGGACGGTGCCGGGACTTGGTCCGAGATCACCGTCACCGAGGCCTTCGACCCGCTGCCGCTGGTCAATGCGATGTGGGCGGTGCACGCCGGTACCGCGGAGCTCCGGCCCTTCCGCGTGCTGTCGATCCGCGAGACCGAGAAGCACATCTTCGAAGTCACGGCGCTGCAGCGGGATCCGGACAAATGGGCCCGGGTCGAGCAGAACCTGAAGCTCCCGCCGCGGGATTTCACTGTGCTGCCAACCGGCCTGCCAGCAGCGCCCCTGCAGGCCAGCTTGATGGCGACGCCTTACACCTATGCGGTTGGCCCGACCTCACGCTCGGTCGTGGCACTGTCATGGTCACCCTCGGACGATCCGCGGGTCCAGCTTTACGAGATCCAGGTCAAGGGCCCGCTCGACCCGGATTTCACGAGGGTCCGATCGATCAATGGTCTCTTCTACAACGTCGAGGATGCGCACGAGGGCATGTACGAGTTCCGGGTCCGCGGCGTTGATGCGCTGAGGCGCCGGTCCCCTTGGGTCACCTTCTCTGGCAACGTGGACTTCGGGCGTCCCGAGGATGTGACCGGGTTCCGCGTCGCGATCAACGAGCAAGTCGCAACCCTCACCTGGAACCCCCAGGTTGACTTCGTCACCTACAAATACGAGATCCGGTTCACTCCGCTCACGACCGGCGCCACCTGGGAGAACAGCCAGGTGCTCGTGCAGCAGGTCTTCGCGACCACGGCGAATGTCCCGGCGATGGCCGGCACCTACCTGATCAAGGCCCTGACCCAGCAGAACCTGGAATGCGATCACGCGCAGCTCGTCGTGGCGGCGATCGGGCCGCTCAACGGCTACAACGCGATCGTGGCGCTGATCGAGCAGCCTGCCTGGACCGGCACCAAGGTAAACGTCGAGGCAGTATCCGGGCGGCTGCAGCTCGTTGAAGGCGAGACGATCGGCACCTACACCTTTTCGTCCGGCGACTTGACCGCGGTCTACAGTTCCCGCGTCTCCGCGCTGCTGGAAATCACCGGGCTCAACGCCAATGTCGCGATGGCGGATTGGGTCACTCTGGCCTCTGTCAATCCGCTCTCCGGCACGAGCGCCGATCAGTACAGCGTGAAGCTGGAGATGCGGTACACCGAGGACGACCCGGGTGGCTCGCCGACCTACACGGATCTCGAGCAGCTCGTCGTCGGCGACTACACCGCCCGTGCGTTCGAGTTCGTCCTGACGCTCGAAAGCTTCGCGGAAGGTGTTTCGCCCGCAGTTGAGCGCCTTGAGATCTCGATCGACATGCCTGATCGGACCGAATCGGCCGACGACGTGACCTGCCCGGCCGGCGGCCTAGCAGTGACATATGCCTATCCGTTTCTGATCGGCCCTGCCGTCGCCATCACGCCGCAGGGCATGTCCGAGCGCGACGACTGGGAGCTCACCTCGAAGACGCAAACAGGCTTCGGCATCCGGTTCTTCAACTGGTCCGCGCCTTCAACCGATATCGAACGCACCTTCGACTGGATCGCGAAGGGCGCCGGGATCCAGCTGGGGTAAACCATGTCACAGTACGATTGGCTTGATATCGATCCCGACACGGAAAGCGGTACGGCCCTTGCCGCTCGTCTCGATGCCTGGGTGGCAGCGGTCCAGTCCATGCACCGTGGTGCGTCCGCGCCGTCCTATCTCGAAACCGGGATGTGGTGGCAGAAAGACATCTCCGGCACGGTCGCGGAGGTCTACGTCTATGACGGCGCGCAGAGCATTCTGGTTGCGACGATCAACCCGACCGCCCATACCATCATGTTCCCGCCGGAAAACTTCCCGGCCGCGTCGGACAGCGCCGCGGGCGCCGTTGAGCTCTCGACTCAGACCGAGGCGCTGGCCGGCACATCCACGGAGCTAGCAATCACGCCGAATGCGCTGGCGGCGCTTTGGGAAAAGGGCGCTGACAATAACAATGGCGCCACGGTCACGCTGGGCGCCGGCGGCTCGTTCAACCTCATCACTTCGACAACCGCGATCACCGTCCTGGCCTTCAGCACGGACAAAGCTGGCCGGCGCGCGGTCGTTCGTTTCAACACCGTCCGTACACTGACGTACAACGCTTCGTCGCTGATCCTGCCCGGCGCCGCGAACATCACAACCGCGCCCGGGGATATCGCTGAGATCGAGAGCCTCGGGTCCGGCGCCTTCCGGGTCAACTGGTATACCCG